ATCGCTGCGTTTGGTCGTACTCAAGAAAAGATTGCAGGAAGCGCAACAAATATCACCCCAAGTGCTACACCAACGCCATCCGTCGGAACAGGCATGCCACCAACAGGATTTGCTAACTCAACATTTCCCCCTAGTGGATTTACCACAACTCCAACAACAGCAGGTGGCTTCGCTGGCGCAGGAGTCTCAACAACAGTAGTAGCAAATGGTGGGGCAGGAACAGGATTTAATTTTGGTTCTGGTCTACACCCTGATGATCCACCAACTCGTAATACTAGAAGCGACGGATAATAATGAAAATTGATGATAATTTGAGCGAACTCTTTAATATGGCTCCAATTGAAAAGGTAACAGGAGAATTAATTGTTGCCGAAACTGGAGAAATTATAGAATCACAAGACCAAAAGATTGAATCTGATTACGATAAAACCAGAGCAAATCTTTTGGACTTATTGACTAAAGGTCAAGACGCATTAACAACTGCTCTGGCTGTGGCTAAACAGTCTGAACATCCAAGAGCATTTGAGGTCGTTGGAAATTTAATGAAACAGGTGGCAGATATTAATAGTCAACTTATGGAACTACATCAACAGAAACAAAAAATTGATGAGCCAAAGGGTGGCGCAAAAAGTGTAACCAACAATGCGATCTTTGTAGGTAGCACTAGCGAATTAAACAAATTGATTGATAAAATGAATAAGGAGAATTGAATTATGGCTTTGCCGATGAACAGTACACCATTGTATAAAATACAGATCCCATCTTCAGGGAAAGAGATATCTTTTAGACCATTTTTGGTTAGAGAAGAAAAGGCATTATTATTATCTCAGCAAAGCGAAAGCACTGAGGTTATGGTTGATACTCTAAAAGAAATCCTTAGAGGTTGTATTAAAGAACCAATTGATATTAACAGTTTAGCAATTTTTGATTATGAGTATTTGTTTACTCAAATTAGAGCAAAATCTGTAGGCGAACTTGTTGACTTAGTTTTTACTTGTGCGAATTGCGACCAAGAAAAGAATAAAGTTAAAATGTCTATCGATTTAACAAAAATTCCAATCGTAAAAGATCCCGAGCACTCTAATAAAATATCTTTATTTGATGATGTCGGTGTTTTAATGAATTACCCATCTTTAGATACTTTCAAGAAAGCAGATGGCAGAGAAGAAGATTTAAATGTTGTAATGGATGTTATTATAGACTGTATTGATGCAATCTATAAAGGCGATGAAATATTTTATGCAAAAGAACAAACTAAAGAAGAACTTGAAGAGTTTGTTATGAATTTAACTAAAACACAGTTTGATAAAATCGAAAAATTCTTTATCACTGTTCCAAAATATAAACAAGATATTGAATTTGATTGTCCAGCATGCGGACACCATAATATATCAACTGTGGAGGGACCAGCCAGTTTTTTTTGATTAATCTCAGTCATGAGTCGTTGGCTAATTTTTATAAGACCAACTTCGCTTTGATGCAGTACCATAATTATTCTCTGACTGAGATAGAAGATATGATCCCATTTGAACGGGACATTTATGTTGCTATGCTGGTTAAGTACCTAGAAGAAGAAAAACAAAGACTAGAGAGAAACAAATAAAATGACAATGCAGGAACTGCTCCAGTTACAAAATAAACTTATACAGAAAAACTCAGAGTCTGTAGGAGATTTAACAAAGTCAAATACTTCTTTAGCAAAAGAAGTAAAAGGATTTTCTGGACAGTTTAAAGCTGCCAATCAGGACTCTATTAGAAATACTAGAGAAACAACTAAGATTTCTGACGATTTAAACAATAGTCTAAAAGGTTTACAAGAAGTAATAAAAGAAAATATTGCTAAGTTTATTAAGGCAGGTGGTGGTGAATCGCTTGGAAATAAAGTTGCTGGAATAAGTGGAGCAAATGAAGCAGGAACTCAAGAGAATAGTAAACTAACGCTTAGAAAAGTTCTATTTGGCGAAACATCCAAAGAGGAAATTAACAAAGAAAGTTTTTTTGGTATTGGTAAAAAACTAAACAGAGCTGTTGAGAAAAAAGAATTTAGAGATGCTGCAAAAGAAAGCGATCGAGGAACAATATCCACTGGTAATTTACCAAACAATGATACTAGAGGTTTCTTGGCTAAAAAGTTTGGACTAGGAAAAACTCTGCAAGATAAACGAGCAGATAGAATGTTCGAAGAGAAAAAAGCTGAAGAGGATCGTCTAGCAGAGATTCAGATGAAATTGAACAGAGCTGAGGAAGCTGGTCTTACTCCTTTGAAGAAAGACATTGCTGAAAGAGATAATGCAGCAACAGCAGTTATTGAAAAAACTCCTGCTCTAAAAGCAAAGTTTGCACCAGAGGAAGAAACTAAATCTAAAAAAGCCAAAGTACAAAAACAAGAAAAAGAAGAAACTAAATCTAAAAAAGCCAAATCAGAAAAAGCAAACAATAATGATGAGCACCAATCAGCAAAGATAATTCCGTTTCCAACTAAAGGCGAAAAGACTGAAGATGGAGAAAAGAAAAGTATTGATGCAGCAAATACTATGGAAAAAGAAAGCGAATCTGCTGCATTAAAAGAAAACACAGATAAACAAGTATTATCGACAGAACATGCAATGGGAACTACTCTTGGCGATTCATTAGTTGTACATAAACAAAATCTAGAAGTACTTACCAAAATGTCTAAACAACTTGATGAGTTGATTGATAAAGATGGCGAGGATAGTGGTGGTTCTAGTATATTAAGTAAAGCAGGAAATTTATTGAAAAAAGGTGCACCACTTGCTACGACTGCTGCTGAACTTGGTGGTACTACTGCAGCTACAGGTGCTTTGGGTACTGCTGCCACTATCGGAACTGTAGCTGTTGGTGGTGCTGCTGCAACAGGATTAGCGACAGGGTTACTTGCTTCTGATAATCAAAAGGCTCATAGAGAAGCATACTCTGCAGAGAATGATAAATACGGAATGCTCGGTGCTATGTCTGGTGATACAGGTATGGCAGCAAATATTCTTGAAGCTGGTAATAGAACACCCGAGCAAATTAAAAGCGATGACATTAAAGCAGCAAAAGAAAAAGATGCTCTAAAAGATGCACCTTGGTATACCAGAATTTACGGTATTAATAAAGACAAATATTTAAAAAATCAACCTACAGTTGAATCAAAAAATATGGATCCAGTTGTTGAACTTGCTTCTAAAAAGAACGCAGAGATTAAATCTGAAACTGAGAATACCTCAAATGGTGCTAATACAGTTGTCAGTGCTCCAACAAATAATATCATAAACAATAGTAACTCTAATGCTCCATCTAGATCTCCAATTAGAAATCAAGACTCTACAGCAGCAAAGTATATAGAAAGTCGCTACAGATAAAAAAAGGGATCCGAAGATCCCTTTTTCATTTACTTGTTCATTACATACATTGTAACTTCGAACCCAAATCTCATTTCTGTAGCAGCTGGTTTAATCCACATAACAATCTCCAAAAGATTGACAGCAAATCCTGTCACATTTACTTATAATATAAGAGCAGGATTTGCCTAAGTGAATCTATTAAACTCTACTAATGAAAATTATGCTTCGTCAGCGATTTTCTGGAAGTAAGACATGACATCTTCGTCATCGTCATTAATCTCAGGTGCTTTAGAAACAGTTACTGGCTTAGATGCTACAGTAGTGGCAGTTGACTTTGGAGCAACATAATCATCATCTTCAGACAGAGCTGCAGCTGATTTAATAGGTGTTCCTTCACCATCTAACACATCTGAAAGTTTCTTGTTCAATTCTTCAAAAGATTTGAAGTTCTTACGATCCAAGAACTCAGACAACTTATAAGATTTGTTTAGAATCTCAACCATCTTCTCTTCATCGCCAGATGCCAACTCAGTTGGATCCATAAAAGTGGATTGGTCATAATTAGCATAACCATCTACCTTACGCATACGCAACTTAAAGTCTGCACCTTCGAATGGATCGAAGACATTAACTGGTTTCTCATCTTCAAAAGTTGGGCGAGCCTTATCCATAATCTTATCAAAGATTTTCTTACCAAATTTAAACAAGCGAACTTGTCCTTCATTCTCTGGATGTTTTGGATCAGAAACGATTAAAACATTACAGATGTAAGATAACTTACGCTTTTGTTTACGAGCAATTTCCTTATTGGCATCAGAACCAGAATTCCACAATTTAGAATTCAATTCGCCAACAGGATCTTTCTCACCGAGAGTGGTAAGAGAGTTCTCGATATACCACTTACCAGTTGGACCCTGGAAAGAGTGGTTAAAAATACGAACCCATGGGAGTTCGTCACCTTCTACGCGAGGTAGAAAACGAAGTGTGGCTGTACCATTACCAGCCTTATCGGCTTCGAGTTTCCACATTCTGTCGTCTTGGTAGGATTTTTTGCCACCGCCAGATTCGGGGTTAGCAATTTTTTCGAATTCGGAAGTGATTTTACCGAAATCTGTGTTACGCATTTTGCGTAGTGCTTGAATGTCCATCGTATTTCCTTTGTATAAATGTATTAATATGTTTTTGTATTAGTATTATCGTCTTCATCGTATGTTTCAAAATCATAATCTAAGTCTTGCTCATCATAATATTCTTCAACATAACTATTTAGTACTTTCATACCCTTACCTTTTTGGTTCTTGGAATGTTTAGTTTTCTTAAACTTACCAGTAACCTCTACTGCATCTTCAAAGTGAAGATCTATCTTGCGATTCATATCAGTGTAACTCTAAAATTTCCTGTTTAAAATTCTCATAGACAAGCAAGAGTCGTTCATTATTAAACTTCACGAAACCCTTACATTTATCTATTCTACGGCATTCTTCTCCTAAAAGCAAATTTAATTGCGAAGGGATTCTTGCAATATAACTTACGTAGATGTCCAAAATTACCATAGACTCTATTGTGATATATCCACCGAGATATAACTTAAACAACTCAGGGAAATCACTACCACTCTTTTCATATAGATGATTCTCAGATAAATTCTCTTTCTCAAGATGAAGACAGATTGAATGTAAGTCGTTTTCAAACACTTGTGAAATACTTTCTTTCCGCTTATTCCAAGTAGTTAAATTACGCTCACCTTCTCCTGGCTCATACACAACTTCATTATTTCCGTAAGCAAAATTAGCAACAAAATACTGAATCACATCTCTTTCAGTCGGAAACTTTCTTGCCAATTTTTCAAAGATAAACCTATCATTACGATTGTAAAAAGTATCACGAGCACCCTTTACATGACCACGATTATTAAACACATTATACGCATTGGTAGTAAAGTGTAATTTCACAGCCATATAAAGTTTCCATACCTTATATCCGTCCACGATTTAATTTCCTACAATCATTTCTCACTTCAATTGGGAAATCTGGAGAGATTTCCGCCAATCGACAATCATATGTTACTACACCATGTTTAGGGATTACTAAGAACATAGTTCCCCAAATTAATGCAAAAGAAACGATACATCCAAATAATATTTTAGTATTAGACATCAAGTTGTGCCGTTTTTGGTAAGTGTCCGCTCTCTTGAAAATCCATCTTCATTTTTTCTTTGAGGGACTTGTTAATCATTGATTTAATCTCTTCAGGATCTATGAAGTTTTCTTTACAATATTCTAAAATGGCATCGACATGAGAGCACTTCTTATCTCTTGCTAACTGTTCTATATAAAGAGAAAACGACTTCGAATCTTCAAATACTTTTAAGTTTGTTGATGTAGGCATTTGCTGTTGTGATTACCTCATTTAGTTCGCTATACTCTCGCGATTTTGATTTATAGAGTTTCCAAACTGGGGTATCAGTTTCTTCAGGATTCATTTTTCGATCAAACATATCAAGATATTTGTCAAACCAACGATCCATTACTTTTCGTTGTTTAATCAAAGATAGTTGAATTTTCTCTAACGCTACGATATATCTATCCATTACGCAAAGGGAAAACTTTTCTTGATATTCATATTTACTCAACTCCATCACAGGCTCCTTT